CACATGAATACCACAGTAGAAGGTGCTGACCCCGTTCTAGAATCTCTTTCTAAAAAGGTTGAGGAAGTACTTTTTCCTCACAAACTTTACGATACGAATAAAGATAATTTTATGAATACTATATCATTCAAATATTACAACGGACAGACTAAAATATTCTACGGCAGAACGAATAAAAGATATTATATCAATGGCCTACCTAGAAACAAAGCAGATGTAGTCAAGGCGATTAGTAAGATAATTCTAAGAGCAGCATTAACAAGATGTTCAAAACAATTAACTACTTACACATTAAAGGTTACTACCTTCCCCCACAATGTTCTGTATGCTTTGGAAAATAGAACACCATATCATTTCAATCATCAATTGAGACAGACAGAAGTTGTTATTAATACCAAATTAATTAGTGATGATGAATGTGTATTAGAAATATCTGACAGTGTTTGGGGCGTTTTATCTACTAAAGAATTGAGTACATTTATTGATTACTTTAAGTTCGGTAAGAAAAGAAGTAAGAAGTGGAATGTTGGCGTTACCAATGAGTTCCTTTGGGAGCAAACGATGGGTAGTAAACCAACCTCTACCGAATTAGAAAAGATGACACAATGGTTGTTACAACATAGAACTTCGGACATTGTAGAAGATAGGGCAACTAAATTATTGTTCGACATTGCAGCAGAAACACCCGAAATTGATTTCGTACAATTTAGAAATCCTAAGAATAAAGCGTTGTTTGTTCATGGTAAATATTGTGATTGGCTTATTACTTATACAGGTGATGGGATGAAAAGAGGTAATCAAGATGTTTCTACACATCAGATTGTTGGTTTTTCCGAAGATAAAGGAAATTGGCATGGTATGAAACTTTCCGGTTCTATCTGTATTGACAATGTTTCTAAAGGGGCTAGTATCGGAGACCAATTAACTGCAAGAGCATTAGCATTGATAAATGAAGATATAGCAGCACATCACCTATACACAATTAGGCCATTAATAACAGAAGAATTAAGAAACGGAAGTAAGGTTATGGCTAGGTTGGACAGAAGTAAATTAAACCATTGGTCTCAAAGAAAATGTGATGAGTACTTACACAAGAAAAGAATGAAGGAGAATAAATAAAATGAAAATATGTAATAAATGTAAAAAAGAATTAGGAGACCTTCGGGTCAAAGATGGCGATTGTTGTAGGATAATGGTGATGAAATGAAATGTGTTGAATGTAATTGCACCACCACAACTTTCGATGAAAGAATGGGTGAAACTATTTGTGCTGATTGTGGTTTGATATTATCAGTAAATATATTTGAAGAAACTACTAAAACTATTTTTATTCAAGATGATGGTAAAAGTGGTAGCGGAGGGGTTTACTCTAGAACTAGTGACCTAAGTAAATTAGGTTCTATTATTGAAAGGAAGGATGTTAAAAGTAAAACTGATTATAGTTTGATAACAAACAATATAAGAATTAATCATAATGATTCAGAAAATAAAGTATTAGTTGCTACGGGTATTTATCTTTCATATTACAATGGCGGTAAATTAAAAAACGAAGTTATTAAAAAATATAGAATATTAAAAGATGAACATTTAGTTAGAGGTTTACCTTTAGATGATGTAGCAGCAGGTATTGTATATTATGTACTAAAAGAAAGAGGAGTTCCCGTCTCTCTCAAAGATTACTCTAAGAGAACTAAAGTTCCAATAAAGAATATTATGAGAACTACTAAAAGAGTAACTAGAAAGTTTGGTAAACCGCACATATTTAGTCAACTAAATACAGACGAAATAGTTTCTAGTATTATAGATAAACTAAACTCTAGAGAAAAAACTAGATTTAAAGAAAAGATAGAAGGTGATATTAGAATGGATTGTTATAATTTTGTGGATTATGCAAAACAATGTTATGACAATTTTGATTTAACCTTTACTACTAGTGATATAGTAGCAGCATTATGGATTGTAGGACAGACCTACAATTCACGAAGTATTACACAACTAGGACTTGCAGATTGCAGTACAGTTAGTGAAGTAACAATAAGAGAAAAAGCAAGAAAAATGTGTAATAATCTTAATTTAAATAAGAATAAATTAAGGTCTTATACAACAAAAAATATAATGAATGGAGTAAGATAAAATGATAAGAAGAAAAATGACAATGGAAACAACAACAGGAAGAACTACAATAGATATTAATTATTGTACTGCTTTTTCCATAAGAGAAATAACAAAGAAAGGAGTCTTGTCTAAGGCAAAGTATGAATTAGATATTCATATGCAAAGCGGTACTATTTTTACCGCTACTGTTACAGATAAAGAACTACTAATCTTTACAAACTTATGGGAAACAGAACGAGAATATCACTTGTCTCTTTCTGAAACAGAACCAAAAGAAATATATGAAAAAGAGGAATTAGAATGAAAACAAAGAAATTAAAACAAAGAAAATTATTGATAATTGGAGCAGGTGGAATAGGTAGTTACCTAGCATCCTTCCTAGAAAGAATTAGCGAAGGAAGACAGGCATTGTATGATATTACAATCTACGATGATGATAAGGTAGAAGAAAAGAACCTATCCTATCAAAACTTTAGTGTAGAAGATATTGGTAAAGCCAAAGTAAAGGTGCTTGGTAATAAAATTGGAATACAATCTGCTATCAACGATAAAAGAGAACACCAAGTTCTTACTGCTAAACAATTAACTGAAAAGAAGTATGATTTAGTTATCTGTTGTGTAGACAATTTAGCGGCTAGAAGACTCCTTTACAAAACAGGACACGGTGAAGACAGTGCTGTTAAGTGGTTAGACCTTAGAGCGCAAGGTAGGAACGGAGTATTGATTTCTTACAAAGTTAATCCAATACTAATACCGGATTTACTTGTCGGTGCAGAAGGTTCATTCAGTTGTCAAGGTGGAGATTGGGATGGTTCGGCTAAAGATATTAGTACTATGCACATTGCCATAGCAGGTATTGCAACCCAATGGATTCAACGTTGGTTTAATGATAATAATGACGTAGCAGATAAAATGGTAGTGAATGTATGAGTGAAGAAGATACAGAAATAGATGATTTAATAGAAGAAGATGTAGGTAATATAATGAATGTTATTGCAACAGATGGTTTTTACTTACAAGCAGAAATAGTAAAGGTATGTTGTCCTGTTTGTCTAGAAGAGTTCATGGGAACTAAAAGACACGCAGGTGGTTTCATAGCCGGACATAGAGCATTCCATGAGTTTGAGAACTCTCAAGACTTTATGGTAGAACAAATGGGGGGAATATAAAAATGAAAGAAGAAAATAAAGAAGAAATGAATAATGAAGAAAATAAAGAAGCAATGAAGGACTTTGATTGGAAAGAACACATTAGGAGTGTTTACAAAGATATGTCTAATAGTGAAGGTGGTGTTAATTTTGTTAGACCATGTGCAGATACAGAAATGTTTCTATCCGCTATTTGGCAAATGTCTGATGAAGTATTAGAGGGCATGGAAGTACAAGTAGTAATAGATGACAAAGATGATTTGTATATTAGTAGCGGTACACCCGCTTTCGTATCGTTTCAAGGACACGAAGATGAATTAGTAAATGGCGCACCAATGAGAATACCGATTAAGAGTTGGATTCATACACACCCTTTCGGTGAAGCATACCTAAGTAGTACTGATTGGAAAACTGTCAATACATGGAACACTATGATGAAGAGTGCAATAGTATTAGGTGATAATCAATACCTAGCAGTTAATATGAATAATGAACAATACGAAGAAGGAACTTATTCTGCAAAGAAAGTTTTCTATGGTTTGTTGCAACAGACAGTTTTTGATGATATAGAACCTACAACGGATGGTGAAGAATAAATGAATGGTAAAGAATTAGTTGAGAACACAAACAATATTGCTAAGGCTGTAAAGACATTAGTTAAAGATAATAATGAACTAACAGATTTAGTTTGCTACATGAGAAAATTATTAGATGAATGTCTTCACGAAAATAAGGAAGGAGATTTAGTTATGTTAACTAATGATGATAAGAAATTATCTAGAGCATTTGAAATTATGATGTTAGTTCAACATGAAAAAGATTTAGCGAAGGAAAGGAAAGAACAACTTAAAAGGCATTTCGGTAATCCGAAAGACGGGCAACAAGGGTTAGGTGCATTTAAATGAATGAAGAAAATAGTAGACAAACAACATTGAAAGAATTTGGATTAGTATTCTTGGTAGCAGTAATGTTATCAGGATGTGCGGGTGAAATTATTCCCGACCCTCCATCGGATGATAATAGGATTATTCCTAATTCATCTACATTAGAGGGGTCATTTACAGTATTAGTTGGAGATAATAATTCAACTACTCCTGTAATAGTATTGGGTAATTCAACAACATGGTTAGAGGTAATCAATTGTAATTATACTGCAACCCATCTAAGTTTTACAGTTGATAATAATACTGTATCTTTTCACAATTATACCTTTGAAGTCGGAGGTTATGTTTCACAAGGAAACACAGTTTGGTCTAACGGCTACGCTCCATCAATAGGTTCAGTAGAATTACATTTCTCTGATTTTACATATGATATAACAATTAATTATACTGTTACATATAGAGAGTGGAGAGGAACAGAGTGAGTGGCTGTCTTTATTGTGAAGATACTGTTTATCGGCATGGTTTTTGCTACGAATGTTATTGTAGGGAAAAGGGCTTCTGATGGTTAAACACAAGGCGGTTACTATTCAGTTCCCTGCCCCACTACCTGCTGAAATTCTATGTCCTATTTGTGAAGGAAACAAATGTAAAGTTTGCGATATGACAGGTAAGATGAAATTAGTAGTTGATGCTAAAGTACCAATACAAAGAAATCTAATAGTGAAATATGTTTCTAATCATTTAGAATCTATTGCGTTAGAATTATCTAGAAACTATGGTCTAGTTCCCGAAGTAAATACAGAAGAAGTATTTGAGTGTGATGAAAAAAGACAGTATGAGATTGTAAAGATAAGTAGTTTAGGTGGGGTGATTTGGGTAGCAAATAGATTAGATGATTTAGAATCGCCTAGATATTTTACCACACTTAAGGAACTTACTAGATTTAAGGAAGGTTGGTTTACATGAGTGATGATATGGATATTATAGCGAGAGTTCCTCGCAACGCTACTACCGAACTACTAATTAAAACAGGTGAGTTTTGGAAAGTAGAAGTAGTAGATGTAAGATGGTATTCCGATGGAAAGCCAACAAGAAAAGGAGTCAGAATAAATATGGAAGAATTACCTACGTTAATTAAAGCGTTGGAAAAAATAAATAATAAAAATGAGGCGAATAAGGATGACACTAATTAGATTTGCAAGAATGTGTGAAGCAATAGAACTACAAGACAGTACAAAAAACAAAATTAGAATAATAGACGAATCTCTTAGTTCATTTTCTAATCCAAAAATAGTTATAGATATACTTAGTCTTAATTTAGAGGTTAATTCTATTGGTAACAAACGTGCTATAACTTGGATAGCAAATGCATTAGAATTATTTGATGCAGAAGTTAAAGCAGAAGAAGAAATATGGGGAGATATTGGTGAAGGTATGTATCAATTCCTACCCAACGGTAAAGAAAGTAATTACACCATTAAACAATTGTATTCTCTATTAACATTAGACTGTTCCAGTATTAATAGCGATTCTTATACTACCTTTGCTGAGTCAATTAATAATATGTCTAATTTAGAATTAAAATGGTTTATTCGTTATTGGTTGAGGACACCTAGAAACAATATTTCTAATTCTACTGTTGTTAAAGCACTTAAAAGAAGATTTCCCAACCAAAAGGTAGAATATCTATCTTCCATACAACCTGTTTCCACTGTTTTTCAATATTTAGAGCAAGGAAAAGAACCTCCTACTACTATTCAAACAGGAATGTTTCTAAAACCTTCATTAGCAAAATCTTATTCTAATAATTTACCTAAAAGATATATTTTAGATGTTAAATATGATGGTAATAGATACCAAATACATAAAAATAAATCTGATGTATTAATTTTTAATAGGAAAGGTAAGATAGTAAGTAATCAGTTTCCCGATGTAGTAGAACAAGTTAAAAAGTTTAACGCCAGTACTTGCATTTTAGATACTGAGATATATCCTGTCATCGAAAATGGGAGTATAGAACCCGCACCACATAAGAAAATGGCCGCTAGGGTTCATGCCAAGGATAAACAAGAAGCCATGCTTAAATGTCCTGTTAAAATGGTTATATTTGATATAATACAATACATGGGATTCCTGTTAATTGATGAACCATATGAAAAACGTCTTATTCATCTGAAAGATTTTCCTATCGAAAATAGAGTGTGGTCGTTTTCTAGAGAAACTACCATTGCAGCAGCCTATAACACTTCTATTAACAGTGGTTTTGAAGGTATTATGATAAAAGATTTAGATGCAAAATACAGAAGTGGTAGAAGTAGTAATATTTTGAAACACAAACCTCCTAGAATCGAATTAGATTTAGTTATAACTTCTGCTAAATATGGTGAAGGTAAAAGAGCAGGTTTGTTTGGTTCTTTTGGTATTTCAGCCAAAACTAAAAATGGTTATCAAAGTGTAGGCAATGTTGGTAGTGGTTTATCTGATGGGGATTTATTATACTTAACAACAGAACTTAAAAAAACTATTGATAAGTATGCTTCCGATGTATTCTACGTTCTACCTAGAATTGTATTAGAAGTAAGGTGTGATTTAATATCACAAGATTCCGATGGTAATTATGGTCTGAGATTTCCTAGAGTTGTAAGAATTAGGAACGACAAACACGCTTACAATTGCAGTACAATGGAAGATATAAAAAATATGATATAGAAAATGCGATAGGTAAAATATTAATTACCTATTGCACAAGGAGTTAATATGCTAGACCGCAATATTGTTCTCGGTGTTTGTTCTGTAATAGCAAAGCCGACTGTATCAATTATCAAAGCGGAAAGGTATAGTTTAGGTTATAGAGTAAAATTATCAATAGTCTTTAGGAGTAACGGTGGAAGATTACAGGCACTACACCGTTGCTTCTTACAAAATAATATTCAAAGTAAATATAAAACATCCGAGTCTAAAAACAGACAAAGACCAATATTAACTATATCTAAGTCAGATGATATAAATAGATTTTTACAGACATATGATATGTCATCGGTATCATTTGACAATAATTGGGATGTCTTTAAAGAAGTTAAAGATATAATAGATACTAACCGACACAAGACAATGGATGGTCTTGATGAAATACTAGAATTGAAGGGGTATCTAATATGAAAAAGAAAGAAGAGTTGTGTCCTAGATGTGATTTAAGACCTACTAAAAACGGTAAACATATTTGCGAAATGTGCAACCTTTCAATTCTAGAAAACAAACCCGTTGATTCAGTTAACGATACCGAAATATTAGGTTATCACATACACCAAATACTTTGGGAAGGATGTCAAGATTGTGGAAATAATAATTTTCATTGTGATGCGGGTGTTGTAGAAGAAAACAATTTAAAGTGGTACATAATACAAGTACAATGTCAAAAATGTAATGTTAATTACGAACAAATAATGGAAGTGAGAATGAATGAGTCTAATAAAAATAAGCAAAGAACACACAAAGAGTAAACCAATAATAGTACTAGGCAATACAAAAATGGATAAAATGAAAAGGGCTATGTCCTTTGTATCCGATAGTCCCATAGTTATGTATGCTAACGAATATAACATATCCGATAACTTTAGTATCCCTAAAGATGTAGGTATTATTATTGACGAGATGCACTACAAACCTAATACTGATTTAATAAGAAGAACTGTATTAGAATATGCAGGTCAAGTTGTATTAATTACTGATAGTAAAAAGGCAGTACCTACTACTTTGTATAATTTATGTGATATGAAAAGACCAACAGAAAAGTTAGATGTTCTAAACATATCTCCTAGAGCCGATGAACCTATTAATTATGATTTAGATATGTTTACATTGGTTAGAGAATATCTAACTAATAGAGATAGAGATGAAGTTGCTACCAAATTAAAAATGAACAGTCCCGCAGATAATCAAATATTATCTTGGATTATCCCAAACATAAATCCAAACAAAATAGCATTCATTGATAATAATGTGAAAAGACGTTGGGATAGTTCTTACTTTTATGAGTTGTTAGCATATTCTCATAACGGTAAACTTAGTGCTAAGATGGTGATGCCTACTAGAAGAAAGTATTCTAAGTTAGGTAGTATTGCTAGTAGGTTAGGATTAAGAAGACACGAAACTTATCTTCTCAATGATTTATTGAAAGATGATAAGTTCAAAAAATATGCAATGACTAAGTTAGATAATTCAGAATGTAGGTTATTGAAACTTGGAGAAAAAAGAAAAATAGAAACAAAGAAGGTAGTATTACCTTCACCCACTTTAGATAAGTGGTTATAAAAATAAAGAGGAATAAAAATGAGAAAACAATTGAATGATAGAAAATATAAACGAAGAATGGATAAAATGTTAGATTTATTAGAGAAACAAAATGAACTGTTTCTAAAACTAACAAATGAACTACCTGTCTTACAAGCAGAAGTTAATCGACTTAAATCTAAATTATTATTATTAAAAGGAGAGGAAGAGTAATGAAAACTAAAGACGACTTTGAAATTTTACAATGTGTTATTTGCCTAAAAAACATAGAACATAAAATGTTATTCGGTAAAGTTTTCCGCACACAAGGCCATAACGCTGAACCAATTGCATTAGGAAGATGTTGTGATTTTTGTGATTGTATGGTAGTTGAACCTTCTAGGATAGGAGGCTTGTTTGACAAACCTATTGACGTTATTACTTATGGTCTAAGAACCTACAAAGAAAGAATGGCTAAAGATAAAGCCAATGGCATTACAACTAAAAGTTTGAAACAGAGGGCGATACAATGAGTGAATTATGGACTGAAAAATATAGGCCAACAAGACTTAATGAAATAATAGGACAGACTAATTTTGTATTAGATGCAGAACATTGGGTTGCCAATAAAGAAATGCCTAATGTTTTATTGTACGGTGTAGCGGGTGTAGGTAAAACTGCTGCTGCTATTTCCTTAGCAAACGGAATACTAGAAGATAATAGAAAGAATAACTTCTTTGAGATTAATGCTTCTGATGATAGGAAGTTAGAGACAGTAAGAAATAGAATCAAAGAGATTGCTTCTACTAAAAGAATTGGTGATGTACCCTTTAAGATTATTTTACTAGATGAGATGGATGGTATGACTAAAGATGCACAAAATGCATTGAAGAGAATTATGGAAAGGTATGCTGATAATTGTAGGTTCATCATTACTTGTAATGATAGACATAAAATTATTAATCCTTTGATGTCAAGATGTGCTAACTATAATTTTAAGCGTCTTAACAATAAAGACATGAAATACATATTGTGCGAAATCTTGTCAAAAGAGAACATAAATACACATTCAGAAGAGGAATTAGATAAGTTTATTATATATTTACAAGGGGACTTAAGACGAGGGTTGAATGAATTACAGGCTTCATCGGCAAGTAAACGAACTCTCCAATATCAAATAGACATGAATATGAAACCATACTCTGAAATTATAACAATGATAAATGAAAATAACTATGAAAATGCTTTAGAGAAGGTGCATAAATTGATTTACGATTCAACAGACATGAAGACTATATGTATTAATTTACATACAACAGTTCTAGAAACTGAAAGTGATTCTAGTTATAAGTTCAAAATGCTTCGTATAATTGGCGAAACAGAATGGCGCAGTAATAACATGAATCCTAAAGTCTTGGCATCTTGGATGGTAGGACAGATGATAAAATGATAGAGTTACTTTTGGGGTTGATTGGATTGAGAATATTAATTAAAATGTTAGATAGTAACGGGGGGAGAAGAAGATGGTAAAAAGATTCTTTGACTTTAATAAAGATGGAGTTGTTGACAAAGATGACTTTGAACATCTCATACTTAGATATGAGATAATCGTGTTAGGTGGTATAGCACTAATTATACTACCAATATTAAACACGTTAAATTACATTAGTGTAGATTCCAATTTCTTTTGGGTGCTTTGCGGATTAGTAATGGCAGCCGAAGGATTGGTTGAAATAAAATACGAAAGGAAAAAAAGGAGAAAATAATATGAATGAAGAAATGAAAAATGAAATAATGAAAGCAGCAGAACTGCTCGGTTTATCCGAGTCAGATGCTATGAGTAAGTTCGAGGACATATGTACTAAGAACAATCTCGATGCATCTAAAGAACCTCTATTGGCTAGAGGACTTTGGCGACAATATTTTAGTAGTGCTAGAAACATACTAAACCGCGAAAAGACACAAACCAATACGAACAATTCTTTCTATAAGAAAGCATTTGGGTTCTTTGTATCGCTAAATGATGCAGTAGATATAATGGCACTGGATAGAGATAGAGTAGTAAAAGAGTACAATAGAGATAGTGATTTAACTTACTCTCTTGGAAAAGTTGCAATCTTTGCACAAATAGAAGACGGAAAGTTTGAAGGAAGAATGATGAGAGACAATGAAGAAAGAGTCAAAGTTATGGAAGCCTTACCTGAAAACAATGTAGCATTAGATAACGGTCTATTCTTAGTACCACTAAATACTAATGACGCAGCATGGAACAAAAAGAACTACGGTAAACCTACACCTGTTTCAGAGTGGAGAAGAACCGGAGTTTTCGTTGGTGAAGTAGACGGTAGGATGGGAGCATTCGCTTTTAGTTACAAAGGTGATTCATCTCTTACCTTTACACCTAATACTTTTGAATGGGTACACTTTGATGCGTTCTTTATGAACGAAGATTATAGTACTATCTTTGGTGGTAAATCTAGAACAATGGAGTCTTTAATTCTTAACGATGATTTAGCAGAAGAAGACGATAGAAAGAGAGTACCATTCGGTTCTGTCCAAGACATAATTATGGAATACTGTACTGAAAATTACAGTCCATTAGTTGACTTAGAACAGGCTCATAGCAATGCTGCATCTAGACCATACAAACAACGCTATGTTGTTACTGATGGTACTGTTACTAGTATTAATATGACACCGACAGGTAATGGCAATAGAATCATTAACATTGACGATTTAACCACCGAGTTTAATTTTGATAATGATGGTTTTACAGCAACTACTTGTTGGATTCCATCTTCTTTAGTAATTGATTTTGGTATCGGTTCAGAAGTTATTATAGTTGGTAGAACAAGTCAGGGAACAGATGACGAAGGCGCATTAAGACCTGTAACAATTAATGTTAGTGGTATCTATGTTATTAGTGCTAGAGGCGGAAGTCCTGAATTAATCGAACACGTTGAATCAGAAGAAGACGATTGGTTCTTTGACTGATTATGTAAAAGTGTAGTCATGCACATATTGTTGGCTATAAGGGTGCAATACCCTTTAAATTAAAAGGAGAATATAAAATGAAAGAATATGAAATAATAAATGAAACAGTAATTAAAGGAAGTAGTTATTGGTTTAATGTAAGTAAGGTTGACTTTACTACTAGAAAACTAAATGACATTACAGGACAATATTGGGTTAAGTTCCATTTCTCTTCCGGTAAAGAAATAAGAATAATAGTAGAAGAAGAAGATTTAGATGAACTAGTAAATATCTTTGATTATCTATTATAATATAAATGGTGATAAGAATGACAATGAGTTATGAAGAAAGAAAGAAAATAATAATGCAACAAATACAAGACAGAATGAAGAGAGAAAAAGAGTTCCTTCTATTAGGAATTACAGGTAATCCTAAAGTTGGTAAATCCGGTTTAGCAATGGATTGTAGAACAGAAGAAGAAATTAAGAAAGGTATGACAGTAGAAATACTAGACCTAGATGACGGTTCTACTGCTACTTGGGATTCTGCATGGGATAGAGATGAGAACATAAGAGTGTTCGTACCTAATGTTTGGAATGAAGATGGTTCAATGAATTGGGATGAAACATTCCACAACTGTTCTACTTGGATTAAAATGTTAGAAGAACAAATTAAAGAAGGAAACGTAAAGGCTGTAATTTTAGATGGTGTAGATAAAATCTACGAAGGTTCTAGTGATGTACTTCGTAAATCGTTAGTAAAAAATGCAGCAAGAAGCGGCTCTGTAATACAGGATTCAGATACAGTAAGAGTAAGTCCGTTGGATTGGAAAGTTAGAAATAAGATTTATGATAGAATCATTAATCCTTTTGTAGCATTAAGAACTAATAGGTTTCTTATTACACACATGAAGCCCGTCTACGAAGGCATCGGTGCGCCCGTAGCAGTAGGTGAAGTACCCGATTGGTACAAAACAACCCCTCACAAACTACTACAAATAGTAAATATAAAAGAGCAAAAGTTAGGAAAGAAAACTACCTACATGGCAACCTTAGTTGCAAGTAAAACTAATTCCAAATTAGTAGGTAAGAAATGGCCTGTCTTCGTGTTAGAAGAAACAGGAAATCAATGGAATGGAATATCTGAATTAAAAACAGGTGAATTATAATGGAGATAAATAGAAATGAAAATAATAATAGAAGCAAAGGAATTGAGTGAATTAATAGAAAGCGTAGCATTAAAAGGAAGATATTTTGATGGTGGGGAATCTAAAAATGGTATGTTATCAGCACACGCATATTTAGTAGTCAGTGAAAATAGATTACAAATATGGAATGCTGATAACACCACCATTTGTGGATTGAACCATGACTTAGCAGAAGCAACTCATGTCTCTGTTGAGAATGGTTCAGCAGTAGTTGACATTAAAAAGACTGTAAAATACTTGAAAGGTTTTACAGGTGTCGTAACTGTGGAGGCAAATGACTTCTTATTTGTTAGTAGTGAATCATCAAATGCTACCCTACCTTTAGTGGTTGAACATAGTCATCAACCTATGATTGATATGTTAGTAGAGTTCGAGAAAACAGTAAGGGATGTTAATGTAACGTTCCCTACATTTAGAAGGACTACCTTTGAAACTAAACTTCATGTTTCTTCTCACGCATTATCAGAAGCAACAAAGGGATGTGATGTAATCAATACTGCTAGATACAAGTTCGACTACAATGATAACACATTTACAATGTCGTCTATCAAAACTGATTTAGATAAGTATGAAACTACAATACAACCAATGACTAGAGATGGTGAATCTTCAACAGTAGAGTTTACAGGTTTCTTTCATGGATTCTTTAAGACAGTAGTTAATATTTATCTCAAGGATGATTCGCCTATTCTGTTCGTGTCACCAACTAGAATACTATTGAAAGCGCCCTACATGGATAGGAGTTAAGAGTATGATAATCAATGAAATTAAAAATGGTATAGGATTAGTTTGGAGAGATGAAAATAATAACAGACTACAAGAAACTGTTTCTTTGAAAGACTACAAACATTACTTTTTCATTAAGTCTACCTCGACTAGACACACTA